TGACTGCTCAAGGACAGGGTCAAGGGGATCCAAGAATTTCCCCTTGGAAAACACTAGAGGTACGAGGAACAGGTCCAACTACTGATGGTTTTTGGGTTGTTAAAAAAGCCGAACACGTTATCCATGGTGATGGAAGATACGAAGTTGAGTTTACTTGTTTGTCTGATGGAACTGGTACAAATAAAAGCAGTGCCTTTAGACCAGACGCAGCAGGACTAGTCTCATCTCGGAACGTTAAGGCTGAGTTGACTGCCACCAAAAAGAAGCCAACATCAACTAAACTAAGTGCAAAAGCATCTATGATTAAAGAGACATCTGCAGGGTACATAACTACCCCTAGACGATGGGAAGGAATGTAATGTCTGAAAAAGCGCTTTCCCTTCCCTTCTCTCTCAACTCCTACGGAGGAATTGCCGTAACAAGTGAGCAGTCTAAAATTTGGGCAGATCGTGTTCGTTCAGTAATTGGAACAACACGCAGAGAAAGAGTTATGCACCCTGAAATTGGAACTCTTATTCCATTTGCTCTGTTTAACACCGAGACATCTGCGGAGTCTCAGGTAGAGACAGAAATTGGAAAAGCATTTTCTGCTCAATTAAATTTGTTACGTTTGGACGACGTTGTTATTACTCACGACGAATATACAAATACCATGACTGTTGAAATTATTTACGCATTACCAAACAACGAAGTTGTAAGCACCGTCGTTGGATTGGCTCTTGCTAACGGTGCTAACCCAATGTATGAGGAGTTGCTATGAGCATAACACCAGTATCTAATATCCCAGTATCAGTAGACTACACAGGACGTGACTACTACTCCTTACGTGAAGCACTGATTGCTAGAATTCAAGCACGAGTACCAGAGTGGACAGCCTCTGACCCTGCTGACTTTGGTGTTGCTCTTGTTGAGGCCTTTGCCTATCTAGGAGATATGGTCTCTTACTACATTGATAGAACTGCAAACGAAGCATTCCTTCAAACAGCAGTGCAGCGAGATAGCATTCTTAATATTGCACAAACCTATGGATACATTCCTGCGGGCTATCGTCAAGCAAGTGTTACAGTGACGTTTAATAATACCTCTGCTGAAGACGTAACAATACCAGCAGGAACTGTTTTAACTGGTGATGTTATTTCTGGAGATACTGTTACAACACTTTACTTTACTACAGAAGCAGATGCGTTGATCCTTGCTGCAGTCGATGATGTTCCAGGAGAAGAAAGTGTTACCGCTTCTGAAGGACGTTCAGTTATTCTTGTTGCAGAAGACGTAAATACTTATGGAGAATTAATTGGAACATCTGATGGAACTCCAAGTATGGAATTTCAATTAGGTGAGACACCTGTTGTTGATGGTTCTATTGAACTATACATACAAGATGGAGATGTCTACTCTAAGTGGACACAGGTTCAACATCTTCTTGATTACGGCCCAACTGATTTAGTTTACAGTGCTTTCTTAGACCAAGATAATATTGTGACCATCACATTTGGAGACGGTGTATCGGGTGCAATCCCAACAATTTATTCAGAGATTAGAGCACGCTATACCGTTGGTGGAGGTTCTATTGGAAATGTTATTGCCGATACAGTTATTACAATTGATTACATTGAAGGATTATCTGAATCTCAAATCAACGCAATTCAAGGAGCAGTAACAGTAACTAATACTGAAACTGGTATTGGTGGTTCAGATCCAGAAAGCAATGATCAAATAAGAATTGCGGCACCTGCTTCTTTGCGTTCAGGAAATAGAGCAGTTACCTTGCAAGACTTTGCAGACCTATCACTAGGAGTTAGCGGTGTTGGAAAAGCAAACGCAACTGCTGCGGTATGGACATCCGTAACTGTTTATATTGCTCCAAGTAGAAACGCACAAGATACAGATCTTGCTCCTGGATTAGATGATCTAGGAGATCCAACAGCAGAGTTTGATCGACTTCATGCAAACGTAACTGATGCATTAGCGGATAAAGTTCTTATTGGTACATCAGTTACTATCCAACCACCAACGTATGTTGATGCAGTCTTAAACCTTCAGTACAGTAAGTTAGATCAATACACTACTGCTGAAGCACAAATTAATTTAAAGAATGCTTTGTTGGCAGGATTTGGTTACACAGGAATGAACTTTGAAGACACTATTTATCCTCAAGACATTGAGTTTGTTTTGCAGCAGGCTGCTGGAATTAAAACAGTAAAGGTGCTTGCTCTTCATGAACTTGGTGGTTCTGGACTCAACACTTTAAGCGGTAGTGCTGGCGAGATATTCCGTTTTAAGGAAGAAAACGTAAGCCTTAGCGAGTCATAATGCCTGCAAAAGTTATCTATGACGGAATACAAAGGGGTATTGTAAAAGATATAAAAGACCCTAAAAATTTGCGACGAATAAAAGTTGCTATACAACAAAAAACAGGAACAGAGATAACTGATTGGGTATGGCCAATCCTGTCAACTAAACGTCCTCCTAAAGTTGGATCTGGCGTATTTGTATTCTACTTAGATGGAGATCCAGATTACTTAGTTTGGATTGGTGAATTTGGGACTGTTAATCAAGGAGTATTCTCTTACGGATCCTGGTACAGCACGGTCGATCAGACTGCATCCACTATAAACTCTGAAAAAATAATGACAGTAAATCAAACAGATTATGCTGAAGGCATATCTGTAAAGAACTCTTCTAAGTTTACGGTTGATTATCCAGCAACATATAACTTGCAATTTTCAGCACAACTTCAACATAGAACTGGTGGAGGTGGAGGTTCTGGAGACAACGTTTGGATTTGGCTTAAAAAGAATGGTAAGTCTGTTCCAAACTCTGCAACAAAACTATACATACCAACAGGCAAGTACCAAGTAGCGGCTTGGAATTTTTTTGCTAAGTTAAAGAAGAATGACTATTTACAGTTGGCTTGGTCTGTAGACACAACGGATATCGCTATAGAAGCCAATGGAGCCACATCTCCATCACCAGCAGTTCCATCTGTAATCGTTACCATGAACCAGATAGCCTAGGAGTTCAGGCAGTAAATAGGGGGCAAAAACGAGAAAATGACCTGGTAGGTTGAAAGGAAGATAAGTGACCGCACAGTATCCCTCTGCCGTAAAGTCGTTTACCACCAAGGTAGACTTTACTGACACTGTCCTTGCCGAACACGTAAACACACTTCAAGAAGAAGTTGCAGCCCTACAAGTTAATCTTGGAACGTTCATTACAACTGGCTCTGGTTGGGTTGGTGAGTTTGATCAAATCACAACAAACTGGGACAGCCTTAAAGACCGTCTAGCAAATATTGAGTATGGTTTAAACTTAGTTTATACAGAAAGACTTCCAGCGGGTGGAAGCACTGGTCAAGTTCTTGTAAAAAGTACAGGCGATGATTACGACGTAGAGTGGGCAACCTTTGATGGCCTACCATCACAGTCAGGTAATGATGGAAAGTATTTAACAACCGATGGTTCAACAGCCTCTTGGGCTACAGTTGCACAAGGTGGAGAGACAATCAGTTCGTTTTTACTTGCTGGCTGCTAAGGAGCGCTAAGCCGTGGCTAAATATGGTATAAATTATTACGGTTCATCAACTTACGGTGCTGCGGCACTTCTTGCTTATTCTGTACAACCAATGTCTGTATTGGTGTACTCAGACGTTACAAGCCTTGCAACAGAATTTCGCCGAGTAAGAGTTACATGGCAAAATCCAACTGGATCTTTTACACGCTTTAGACTTGTTAGAAGTCAAGTAGGTTTCCCAGAAACAGCCGAAGATGGAATTATTATCTTTGATGAGTTTGCAACTGAGGGAACTGTATCTCGATCATACTTTATTGACGGCGAAGATAACCCAGGAGATATCCCACTAGTACCTGGCCGTGAAACCTACTATCGAGTGTTTCTATTTACATCTGAAAAAGTATGGATAAGTGCTGGATCTATTGCTGCAATTATTCCTAGTGACCACAATGCTCATGCAAACCTCATGAACTCTCTGCCACGAGTCTTTACCAGTAAAGAACAAAGTCCACTAGGTGTTGTTGATGATCAGTCAACCCTGTATGACTTTCTGTGGGGTATGTCTTTTACGCAAGAAGAATTCTATACACTTATTGATCTACTAAGACCACGTCACTCTGGACTAGAGACGCCTGTTCAATTAATTTTTCCTGAGAGAAGTAACGTAGGACTCACTGCTGAACCAGGTCTTCCAACAAAAAATCAAAAACGTTTAATAAGAGAAGCCTTGTACATGTACGGTCACAAGGGAACTGTAGATGGGTTGGGAACATACGCAGAATCACTTACTGGTTTTTCTCCAACGATAACTGTTTCTGAAAATCTTCTTCTAACTGTTCAGGACTCTACTTTCTATGACTCAACAGGTAACTGGGTATTTACAGATGCCACTGCTGAAGCAAGTGAAGATCAAGTTCCTGCTCCTGGAGATAACGTTATTGATGGAGTCTTTACTTGTAAGGTAACTGCTACAGACTCATTTACGATGTCATTAGGTGATGATGACCCTATACGTAAAGGTGTTCCTGTAAATGAAGAGACAGAATACATTGCGTCATTAAAGGTTAAATCTCCACCAAGTGATGGGAGTGTTACCTTAACAATTAATTGGTATGACGGAACTGGAACACTTCTAGACTCAGATACGGGTTCATCTGTATCAGCCAATAACACATGGAAATCAGTAAGCACAACTGCAACATCTCCAACGGGATCTATTTATGCTGGGTTAGAAATAAATAGCAATGCAGATGGTCAGTACTACATTGATCAAGTCTGTATGCAGTTAGGTGATGCGGTTGCATACGATGAGGCTCGTGCAGTAGATATATTTTTAGAGCCAACAAAAACAAATTACATTGTTAATCCATCATTTGAAGTAAACGTTACAGATGGCTGGACAAAGACTGGATCCGCAACAGTAGCCCAAGACATTGACGTATCAGAGGCAGCATATTCTGGAAGTAGTAGCGCAAAGATAACTGCAACTGGAGCGTGGACATATAGCACGGATGATATACCTGTTTTGTTTGGAAACTATTACACATTTTCAGCCTACGTAAAAACAACAGCAGGATTCTCAGTAACTTTTATTGGTAAAGATATTGCGGGAGATCCTACTGGACATAGCGAAACAACAACCTTTGCAGCGTCAACTGGCTGGGCACGCATTGGTGTAACTGACTTAATTGATGCGGTTGGTGAAACCGAAGTTGCCTACTATCAAATTGAAATTTCTGGTGACACAGGTACCTTCTACCTAGACTGCGTACAGTTTGAAAAAGGTAACAAGGCATCTGATTACTTTGACGGATCTCTGCCATCTAACTTTGGTGCGGTATGGGAAGGTACTGATGACAACTCCTACAGCCATCTCTACCCAAACAAACCTACTAAGGTCCCAAGACTAGGTAAGACACTGGTGGACTGGATACCGATGAATACCTTCTGGAGACTTCGTACCTACGCTGGAATTGAGTACACCAACCTAACGGTGTAGGCTCTGGGTCATGACTGACCTACTTATATCTACCCTCATGACTGGGGCCGCAGTTTTTTACGCACTAGAACTTATTGACTTAGTCAATCAAAACTTCTTCAGCAGAGCAACTATGAATCTAGTAGTATCCGCTCCGCTTAGTCTTGGATGTCTATGGTTGTTTGGCTATTGGGATCGTACACTTATAGTTACTGTTCCAGCCGCAACATTTGTTTCTCTAGCAATTAACGTAATGATTAACAGACCGACAGCAGTACAACAGCCACGACTACCACGACTTTACTAGGGGGATAGATGAACGTTGCAATAATCTCTTTTGAAGATATTTGCATTGAAGAAGGTGTTGAAAAACTTATAGAAAAATACGGCAAAGACATTAAGGTATTTCTTCCTGTAACGGGAAAAGAAAACCACTTTGCTGAAAGCGTTATGGATACCTGTAAAGCCTACGACGTAAAGGTAACCTGCTTCATCACTAACGCTGTAGGTATAGATCATCTCTTAATTGACTCAGAAGACATTGTGATTACAGATAACCCAGTCAAAGAGATCATTCGACAGATAAGTATTAACGACGCCATTGGAGTGGTGTGGGATGACTCTCCGCAGGCTCACTACATCCTGTCGGCTGTTGAAGACTTTGGTGTGGACGTCTGGGACGTGACTGATGGACTGGATCCAATTGAGATTGACTACGATGACATGTCTAGCGATGATCTCTACGAGAACATGGCTCTGTCTATGATGGCTTTTGTGCACGCCATGTCTGAGTTCATCACCTCGGCAGTTTTAGACTCTCTGTCTGAAGCGGTAGCCGAAAGAATCCAAGAGGCTGAGGGACGAGATATAAATCCGTTTGGAGACAATGAAGCGTGAGAATCCCGCAGGAGGCGTTTACGGCTGGACTGACCGATTATCAGTTCCGACTGTTTGCCACCATGTGCCAGTTAGCGGGCTCCAAAGGCCGTTTTAAGACATCGGTAGCCGAACTTGGTAGACAGACTAACAAGTCGTCGGACCGAACCGTCAGAACAGCCCTCAAAGCCCTAGAGTCACATGGGCTCATATCCAGAGTTCCAAGCAGAAGAGCCAACGGGTTTAAGGGCATGGATAACTATGAGATACTTGCAGAAAATTACCGCACTGTAGGTGCAGAAAATTACCGCACCTCACATGACTATAGGTCAGGTAGCCATATAGTCAATAAGCCATTAGTACCTAATAGCCAAGATAGTAATAAATTAAAAGAATCTGAAAACACAAGTGTTTTCACTAAGGAGATAAACATTCCTATGAGAAAATGGGAGGATGATGGAGACAATCTGGCAGGCTTTGGGCTTGTCGAAGAGCGGGACGCACCAACAGTTAAGATTCGAAAGACCGATCCCAAAACCCGTGGCAAGCGACCACAGCATGAGTGGACCGCTATGGACGTGGCTTCTGAGTTTAGTTACCAAATCGGGCGCCGATATCCTCTTCTTCCAGGAACGGTCAACGTTGGCAAACTTGCGGGAGCGCTCCGCAAATTCAGAACGCAGTACGAAACCAC